GTCCGAGCGCAAGGCCGAGCCGGTGGTGTGCACCTTGATGGACTGCGACATGTTGATTTCCTCGTAGCCGAGGATGCCTTCGCCCATCATGCCGTTCTTGAACTGGCGCGAGATCGTGCTGGTTGGGTTGAACAAGCCCTTCATGCCTTCCACCAAGCCCGCGTTGGCCGCCGGATTGACGGTGGCGTAGCGCGGCGACATGACAGCAGCAGCCTCGTTCAGCTTCTGCTGCGCTTGCAGCAGCACCAGCGAGGTGGCCGGCGTCGTGCCGGGGGTGCCGACAGACTGGAAGATGTCCTTGTACGAGTTGGCGACATCGGCGTCGATGCTGGCCGCGAGTTGCGAAACTCGAGGCTTGAGCACGCGATCAGCGAAGTCGTCCAGCGACAGGGCCATTTCGGCAGAGGTGAAGTTGACGCCGATGTGCTTTTGCGAAGCAATCGTCAGCGTGGTGAACTGCTGCTGCACCTCTTGCACTTGCAGCGCAGCACCGTCGGTGACCAGCGCGCGATCCGGCAGGCGGATGCGCAGCGTGTCGCCGATCTTGGCGCCTTCGACGGCGAACGAATCGTCGTACTGACGATTCACGTTGCGGGTGATGACCAGATTGTTCTCCAGGATCTCCAACGCCTTGTTGGTGATCATGTCGATGGTCAGAAGCGACTGAGTCATTTTCAACCTTTCGGAATTTGTGTTACGATCATGATTCCATAGCCACCTAGGAGTCGCACCATGTCAAGCATACTTGTAGACGGCATCGAATACCGAGCCGTGAACCACCTGTACGCCGTCTCTCGATGCGGGAAAGCCCTGCGGAACGGACACCCGTACCTGCCCGTCGTTGGCGTTGACGGTTACCCCACCTTGGGCAGAGAAACGCGCCTTCACCGAGCCGTAGCTATGTGCTGGCTTGAGACTTTTGCTCCCAAGAAGCACATTCACCACATCAACGGAAACAAGTTGGACAACCGCGTTGAAAACCTTGAGTGCTTGACGGCTCAAGAGCATCACGGCAGTAGGCATTTTGAATTGCACTCCGTCTCTGGACGGTACGTTAGAACCGAGGCCACCAAAGAAAAACTTCGGCAGGCCAGGCTCGGAAGCGTCACGTCCGAGGAAACGAAGGCAAAACAACGTGCCGCACTGCTGGGACGCACACGACCCCACTTCCCGCGAGCGGGGCATAGCGAGGAATCCAAGGCCAAAAGAAGCCTTGAACACCCGCGCAACACTGCCTGCAAGGTGTTTGGTGTCGTGTACCGCTCCTTTGCAGAAGCGGCTAAAGCGACTGGCATTCATCGGTTTACGCTGCGGAAGCGATGCCTTTCAGACAACTTTCCTGACTACGAACTTCACGGTTAGCGATTGCGATTCTTGGCTTCCCACTGCCTCATCTGCCGCTGCCGCTCGGCCTCAATCCACTGGCTGGTGGTCATGTGCTTCACAGACCTCGGGTCAGTGGTGTCGTACGTCGTAGACGCAGACCTGGCGGTAACGGGCGTGATCGGCGTGGGGGCCGCAGAGGTTTTCTTTGCCGGCGGGCTCGACTGCACTTTGGCTTCGATCCTGCCGATTTCCTTGGCCTGCAAATAAGCCGGCAGTCGAGAAATCCGCTCCGCTTCCTTGGGATTGCTCCCCAGGTAGTACGCAACATCCGGCCCCACGTCAGAGGCTTGGATGGTCTGCGCCATCAGAGTCGTGATCGGCAGCTTCGGGTTCAGTGCGACTTGCTCGAAGTCGTCGTACTTTTCCCGGGCCGCTTCTTCGCGCTCCTGATAGTTCTCCAGCAGGGCTTCCTGTTGCTGCCGCTGCTCACGCTGCTGAACCAGTTCTTGCGCCTTACGTTCGGCGAGCGCTTGCGCGTACTCGTCGACGTTGGCGAACTGATCCGCAGTAGGTGCGGGGGCTGAAACGGGTCGTTGCTGGGCAGGTTGCGTGAGCTTCCTTTCCCACTTGCGCTGCTCTTTTGCGAGCCGCTTGGTGATCAGTGCGTCGACTTCCTCTTGCGAAAAAGTCTTTGACTGTTCAGCCGGCGCATCAGTAGCGACATCCGGGGTGGCCGTCACCTCGGGCGCTTGCACGGTTTCCGCTGGCGCGGTGTCCGCTACGGGCAGTTGATCTGCGTCCATTTGATTCCGTGGAATCCCCGGTCAACGGGCCGGTACAGCGGCAGTGTACCGCATTAAATACTGAGCGATGCAACTTTGTCTTGAAACGCCTTGATCCGGGCATCAAGTCGCTCGCGCTCTGCTTGCAAATCATCTTGCGCAAAACGCATCTTTTCTTCGCGTGAAGCAACGTCTGCTTCTTTGATAGCAACCGCTTTTTCTCTAGCTGCAAGCTCAGACCATTTGGCGGTTGAGTCGCGTTTGAACGATTCGGCCTGAAGATCATAAGCCTGCAAGTTGGCATTCAGTTCATCTTGCAACAGCTTGTTTTCTTCCAGTTTGCGCTGCGCTTCCGCAACCAAGCCGGCTGCGTCTTTTTTGGCTGCGTCCAGCTCCGCCTTGGCGTCGGCGCGCAATTTTGTTGCGTCTTGCACAGCGGTCAACGCGCCTTGACGAAGCGCAATCTCATCCCGCGCTTGCACCAGCGTGGCTACATCTGCCGGCAGCTGCCTGGCGATGTAGTCAAGAAACTTGTCAGTGTCGATCTGTCCAAAATCGCCAAAAACGTTCATGGCGCTGTCCTTAAGCGTAATAGCTTACGTTGAGTTTGGAGCTTCCGCTTTGCTCAATGAACTGAATGTATGTCAGGTCGCCGTCGTATTGCAAAGTCACACCTGCTGCCAACGGCATCCCAACAGATGCGGTGGGCGCAACGCCGTCGTCTCGCCAACGAACGGCTGTCGATTCTGCAACAATCAACGCTATGGACGGCTTGCATGACAGACCGTTAACGTCTCTGGTCGGAACGGTGAGGCTCTTGGCGGAACTTAGGCCGGTGATCTGTTCGTAACCCAGCCGTGTGGTAACGGCCTTGAGGTTCATGGACATTTAGAAACTCCCAGTGAAAGACCGGATTGGCACCCTGGAATCCGGCGGCATGGTGCCGACGTAAATGCCACCAGGGCCGTACTGTACACCGCTTCTGACGTCTTGGGGCAACGGGTACTCAAGAACTATTGCGAACGCTGCTGGTTGTCCAACAATTGCGTACACCCCAGCTTCGGCAAAAATTACGGCAGTTTTTGCAAACTCAGCGTCTTGGCCGGCAACTGCGTAACTTCCGACTTGAGCATTGAATATGCGTTCAAGCTCCAGCGTTGCCGCTTGCCCAGACACATTGTAGATGCCGGCATCTGTCGCTATTGTTCTGTCAGCAAGAAGCGTTGCCGCCTGACCGGCAAGCGCGTACAAACCAACTTCAGCGTTGACCTGTCGGTTTGCCGACAGTGTTGCCGATTGCCCACTGACGGCGTAAGAGCCCGCGGCAGCGTCAAAACTTGCCTCAACTACAAACGTTGCTGCTTGGCCGGTAATTGCGTACGAGCCAGATTCTGCATCTATTTCGTAAACAACTCCGCCGGGCGCAAATATCCACCCCAACGACCCGTTGTTGGTGGAGTTATTACCTGCGTACCAAGTCATAGCGGATATGCCCTAACGCCTGTGATGGTGAGGTAGTCAACATCGGCTGCTGTTCCAGAGCCTGTGTGGACTAATGTGCATGGAGATGATGCAGATGTACCCGTCAGTGTCAACACTCTTCCGGCTTCACCAGCAGCGGTGAAATTGCCTACACGCTGCGTTGTGGTGCCGAAGGCGATGGTGGTGGCACCAGTGGCCTTGTAGGTGTTGGTGATGTTGGCGAAGGTGTTGTTGCCGCTGATGGTGAGAGTGCCTGCGCCGCCTTGGTTGAGGGTGATGCCGCTGTAGGAGGCGCTGCCGCCTGCGAAGGTTTTGGCTGATGCGGAGGTGAGGCTGATGGTGCCGGTTCCGGTGACGGTGAGGTTGGTGGAGGTACTCGCGTCCACCGCATTTCCTGAACCCGCAATAGTCCATGTTCCTGAACCTATGCCAACGGTTCTTGTGCTTGAAGTAAACGAACGCAACGACGAAGTAGCTCCAGATAGCGTCACATTGTATGTAACTGCATTAAACGTTCCAGCACTTATTATTAGTGCAGTTGCTGAATTAAAATTTGTTTGAAAGGCATCTTGTAGCGTCACAGAACCTGTAGGATTGTCAATGGTAAAACCTTGTGTAAATATCTTTCCGGCGCTAGTTATTGTTTGACTACCACGGCCCACAAAAATCAATGTGCCAGTTCCCGTCAACGTCGTGCCTGTACCATTGATCCAGTTGCCGTAGATTGTGGCCCCCGCCGCCGCCCCCAACGTCATCGTATTCGTCGTCCTAGCCGACATGTCGATGGTGCCGATGTTGTAGTCTTGGTTGACGGTGATGGTGGCTCCGCTGTTCAGCCCTGTAGCTTCAAAAAAGCAGGTGTCCTGTGCCAACGGGAAGTCGTTGATGTTTGGTGTGCCGCCGCTTGACGTAGCCCAGCCGATAGAGCCGCCCCAGTTGCCGCCAGCAGCAAGGTTCCAATACTTGTTCGCCGCAGCCGTGAACGTGATGCCGCTGTTGCCCTTGCAATCGCCAATGCGTGTCCCCGTTGCTGGCGCTGCTACACCGGCTATGGTGATGTCTCTGAAGTCAACGTCAGTGAGGCTGACAGCCGCGCAGGTCAATGTGCGTGTGGTGCCGATGATGTTAGAGCAAACGATGTGACG